ACGAATTTCTGGTGTGATCGAAAGACCCCTGGAAGCTAAGGAAATGAGCGAAGCAGCGGCACGAAACTTCCGCCAGCAATGGCAGGAAATGTACGCTGGCGATGAGAATAGTGGCAAGACCGCTTTACTGGAAGAAGGCATGACCTTCAAGCCGATCTCATTCAGCCCCAAAGAGACTGAGTATATCGAGAGCCGCAAACTCAACCGCGAGGAGTGCGCCAGAGCCTTCCACATTCCGCCCCCGATGGTTGGAATTTTGGATCGCTCCACCTTCTCGAATGTCACCGAACTCCATAAGAGTTTGTATATGGACGTGCTCAGTCCCATGTGTGCAAGGCTTGAGGACGATTGGGATTTGCAATACCTGAGCGAGTTCGATGATCTCAAGGGCGCATATACCGAGTTCAACATTGACGAGAAACTTCAGTCCGACTTCTCGATGCAGCTTGAGTCGTTACGACAGTCTGTGGGCGTGCCTTACATGACCCCGAATGAGGGTCGGGCAATCCTGAACCTGCCGCGCTTGAAAAACCCCCTGGCGGACACCCTGGTTACACCCCTCAATATGTCAACACCTGAAGCGGTGTTGAGCCAGCAGAATAACAAAAGCAATGAGCCGGAGATCGAGGTCAAAACCACGGCAGAGTCGTTTATTCCTGAGTACCCTGAATTGGACAAGGAATACCGCGAGAAGTGGCACAAACTCCTGGTGAACGTTTTTACTCGCCAGAGAGACGCAGTGCTGCCGAAGGCAAAGATGGACAAGCTCGACGTGCTTTGGGACAAAGAGCGTTGGGACAAAGAGGTTGCTGAGGATTTTCTGAAGCTCACGCAAGAAACCGCCTGGGCGTTTGCTGACGCATTCGCTGGTGAGTTGGGTGCAGAGTACAAGCGCGAGTGGATGGAAAAGTGGCTTGAGGAGAATGCTCGCATTGCAGCCGAGTACATCAACGAAAGCACCTACGATGAACTTTCTAAGGCGTTACAGGCTGAAAACCCACGGGACGCAATCAAGGAAGTCTTTGCGACAGCCCTGGCAGTACGAGCGGTGCAACTGGCTGAAGAGCGGCGAGCAATGGTCGAGAGCTACGTTGAGAACAAGATTGCCCAGGCAGTTGATCAGGTTGTCGGGAAAATCTGGACAACAAGAAGTAGCAACCCCCGACCAGAACACAAGAAAATGAATGGTGAGTACGTTGAGAAGAGAGGTGTCTTTTCCAACGGATTGAAATACCCCCGTGATTACAAGGGCAAGGCGGATGACAACGCCAACTGCCAGTGCAAAGTGAAGTGGGTAAGAAAACCAAAAGCCCCCACTTTGGAAGGTTGAAAGGAGTAGCTTATGGAAAAGAAATCATTTGATACCGAATTAGAGTTCGAGGAAAACGCCGACCAAACAGGTCAGTTCAAGGCGGTATTCTCGTGGTTCGACGTGATCGACAAGCACGGTGATGTGACACTGCCAGGTGCGTTTGAAGACGGGGCGCAGGTCAAGATCGCTTCCTGGGGGCACAGGTGGGAAAACCTGCCCGTGGGTCGCGGTGAAATCCACCAGGACGGCACGAAAGCCTGGGTGGATGGCAGATTCTTCCTGGATACCGAGGCTGGGTCTGAGACTTACAAGACTGTCAAAAACCTCGGCGAGTTGCAGGAGTGGTCTTATGGCTTTGAAACGCTTGAGTCATCGGATGACACGAAAGACGGACAGAAGGTACGAGTGCTGAAAAAACTCAAGACCTTCGAGGTGTCGCCTGTATTTATTGGTGCTGGAAACAACACCCAAACCTTAGCCATTAAGAGCGAGGGCGATAAGCCTGAGCCTGTTGTGGAGCAGGAAGTCAAATCTGAATCAGAGACCGTGGAAGTCGGGAATGAGAGCGGCGTTGATCCTGCTGACGTGAAACTTTTACTTGACATAATTGCTTTGGAGGCAAAACATGAATAACGAAAAATTTACGAAACTCTTGGGCGATGCCCGTGAGATTGTTGAAAAGGCTCTTGTTGAGGGTCGCCCTATGACCGAGGAAGAGCGCAATAAGTCCATGAACATGGTGGACGAAGCCAAACAAGGTTTGGACGATGCCGCGCTGGAACGCAAGATCGCAGAACTTCAGGCTGCCGCCGCGAAGGGCGAGGACGAAACCACACAACCAGAACAAAAGGGCAGCTTTGGAGAGCAATTTGCAAACAGCAACGAGTTCAAAAGCTGGATGAAACAGGTCGCTCCCAACGGTCACATTCCTGAAAGCGCGAAGGGCTTTAGCTCACCTGCATTCCAGGTGAACATGCCGTTTGAAAAGAAAGCCGTCATCACTGGTTTGTCTGACACCTCGGCTGGTGCGTTTGTGCAGAACGACAACACTGGCATTTACGTTCCAATGGGACGCAAACCGCTGAAGTTGCGCGACCTGATCAGTGTTCGCAGCACCAACAGCGACATGGTGGAATTTGTGCAGCAAACCGCCAAAGTTACCCAGGCTGCTGGAGTTGCTGAAGCGACCTCTGCCGCTGCACCGACTGTCAATGCGACTACACATGCAGTTGAGTTGAATGCTGGCGGCGGCTACAAACCCGAAGGCACGATGACCTTTGTAAAAGTCACCACGCCCGTGGAAACTGTTGCAGTGTGGATTCCCGTGACCAAACGCGCTCTGGCTGACGCGGCTCAGTTGCGCGGAATCATCGACCAGGAATTGCGCGACGCTCTCTTGGATGAGATCGAGAACAACATCCTATTCGGGCAAGCCACCCCTGATTTTGTGGGTGTGGCTGAAACCACAGGCATTCTCACCCAAGCCTTCAGCACTGACATCTTGACCTCGGCTCGCAAAGCCATCACCAACCTGGCAGAGAACGGATTGGAAGCTAACCCCACCGCCTTTGTGATGTCGCCTGGCGATTGGGAAGCGGTTGAATTGGCTCTCTTCAGCGCAGCCCCGTACCTGCCTTACCAGCAGTCTATGTGGCGTATTCCTGTGGTTGAGTCACAGTACCTCACCTCTGGCACAGCCTATCTTGGCAACTGGAAACAGGCTGCCATGTGGGATCGCCAGCAGGTCACCATCAGCATCAGCGACAGCCATGCCGACTTCTTCATCCGTAACCTGGTTGCGGTGCTCGCAGAAGTTCGCGCGGCTTTCGGCGTGCTGAAACCAAAGTCCTTTGTTGAGATCGCTACCGCTGCAAGCGGAAGCCCATCTTAGGTTTAGTTGATTGATTAGGGCAGAGGCGTAAAAGCCTCTGCCCTGAGAGGAAGTGCTTTATGGTTGAAAAAGATGTGATGGTAATTGTCCCAATCGGAAAGTACGAAGGCATCAAAATGTGGCGGTCTGAAGCCATCAGGCAAGGACTGACATACAGACTGATTGGCAAAGAGTACGCTGGCAAGATCGAGGACAAGATGGGAAAACCTGTTGAAGACAAGGCGTACCCGAAAAGACCGCCCGTATTTGAGCCTGAGCCAGCCGTCCCCGTAACTCCGCCTGGCGTGATCCCTCTACCGCCCGTCAAACCGCCAGTGTCGCCAGACAGTGAGGGCGTGTCAAAGACCTCAAAACGAAAACCGAAGAAGTAGGTGATAGATGGGATTTTGCTCAGTTGAAGACATCAATACCTTTTTAGGTACAACGATAACTCCAGACGATGCGCAAGCTCTTCTGGCAATTGAAGAGGCGACTGCGGTAATCAAGAATTACTGCAATCAGGAAATTGAGCAAGTCTCAGATGATACCATCCTACTTGACGGCACTGGATCAACCAAATTGTTTTTGCCTGAGCTGCCTGTAAATTCGATTGCAAGCGTCAAGATCGACGGAGTGCTATTAGACCCGACGTGTTACGCGCTTGCGGAAAATGGAGTGCTCTGGCGCAAGTATGGCAAATGGACAGTTGGTGCTCAAAACATCGAGGTCACTTATACCCACGGCTATGCCAGCATTCCTGAAGATGTCAAAGGTGTTTGTTACCGCTCGGCATCACGGCTTTACCAGGCGCAGCTAAAAGCCAAACGGCAAGATTTTATGTCAGGGCTGCAATCTGTGAGTGTTGGAGATTGGTCTGAGACCTACGAAAACGCAGGTGGCTCGTCTGGCGAGTCTGACAAAGGTGTTTCTGCTGCACGAACTTTGCTGATGAGCGAGAAGGACGTGCTCAACAAGTACCGCTACAAGAGGTTGTGATGAAGTTCCCTCACACGATGACCTGGTATGCAAAGACCTCTACTGCCAACGTGTTCACACGCACGGTAGTTACAGAGGTCATGTGGCAAGCTCAGAAAGTTGCCAACACCGCAAAATCTGGTCTGGTTGATTCGGACAAAGCAATCGTGTACGTGCCGTTTGTTACCGCGGACGGTACAGACAGATCGGCGACCTTGACCTTCAAAATTGGCGATTACTTAGTGCCTGGTGAAGTGTCTGATGAAATGAGCGCGAGCTTCACCCCGACTGCTTTGTTTGCCGCCTATCCGCGTACCGTTCAGATCAGAACTGTTGACTGGAAGGACTATGGCGCGTTGAAGCATGTTCAGATTGGTGGCAAATAATGACCATTCAATATATTGAGCAGCCCCAGGACAAGATCATCCATACTCGCAATGGCGATATGCTGCTCAAGTGGCAACCACGTTTCAAGTCGCAATGGAACACTCGCTATAACCGCGCTCAAAGGTTTGTTGATGCCCGTGTGCTTTACTACTCAGAAAGATACATCCCAATCGACACAGGCGAGTTGCTTATGTCGGGGCGCAGGTTGACACGGATTGGCTCAGGGCTGGTCATGTGGAGAGCGCAAGGGCGACCTTACACCAGACCACAATACTACGGCTGGCGCAGGGTGCACGGCAAGGGAAAGAAAATTCACCCTGGCAAGTGGTGGTTCAAGCGCATGAAATCATCTGGCGGTAAGCAGATCGTGGCACAAGCCAAAGCGATAGCTGGCGGAGGAAGTAAATAATGACAGAAGAAATCCCAAGCGGAGAGGAAGAAAGCACGACCATCATCCAGGCTCTGCAAACCTACATTGCCACATGCCCGCTTTTGTCCGAAATGGGACTTGCGCCACTGGTCAATTGGGTCGATCCAACGCCAAACAGTTACGGGATTTTCCCTATACCTGGCGACAAACAAATATACAGTTACCCAGCGAAAGGCGGAATGTATGAGTTTCCGTTTGCACTGCAGGTCAACGCATCAAACGCCGACGATCTGGCGCGTCTACAAACCCAGGGCTTTTTTGAGCAATTTGGGAAATGGCTTGACGAGCAAAACGAAACCGACAACTATCCCGCCTTGAGCAGTGGCGAAACTGCTTTTGAAATTGAGGCTCTCGGTCAGGGCTATTTGCTTGACCAGGGCGATTCTGATGTGAGCACTTACGAAGTGCCCTGCAAACTTACTTACGAAAGGATTTAACTATGGCGATCAAACGCTCAAAACTTCAGCATTTTATGGACACCACGCCTGACGATCCGTCTGGTGTGGCAACCTACAGCCTGATGAACACAGGCATTACCAATCTGAGCATCAACAAAAACCCGACCTATCTTGAGGAAGGGTACATTGCCGATGAAGTCGGCAGCAAGCAGCTTGAGAGCCTTGCTCCTGAGTTCGCTTTTGAAATCAACGTGGATGCAAGCGACCCCGTTTCTGTTTTCCTGACAGGCTTGGAGTGGGACGATGCAACCATGGAAGATGTTGAAACAAGCATCGTGTCCGTGCAACTCTGGCAGACCCCGACTGGCTCTGAGCCAAACCTGGCGTATCCTGCCAAGAAGTACAACGTTTCCGTCTCCGTTGAGACCATTGGCGACGAGGCGTTGAAGACACTCAAGCACTCTGTGACCGCTGGCGTTGTTGGTGATGCCGTGTTTGGCAAGTTTGTTCCGAACACCAAGACCTTCACTCCAGACGCTTAATCTGTTCATCAGCTTATGGGGCTGCTCGACATAGCGGCAGCCCCACCAATGAAAGGTAACTAACTGCATGGAATCAATCAATATCAAAACCGACAGCCAGCGAACATTGTGCATCAATGGCGACGAGTCCAGGTGGATCACGTTTGACGCAGAAGACTTGAATTTCTACGGGCGGCTGAAGGTCTTATACGGCTCGCTCGGCGGCAAGCAGAAAGAGTTTGAAGTCAAGGAAGCCGAAGCCCGCGCTCTGGAAGGCGAGGATGAGAACGGTGCGCCGTTATCTGCCCTGGCGATGATCGACATTCAGACCGAGTTTGCCAACCACGTCATCAAAGGCATGGACGGCGTTTTCGGCGAAGGCACTTGCTACCGCCTGTTTGGAGACTCCTTCAATCCCGACGCTTACGGCGAGGTGATCAAGGCAGTCCTGACCCACATTTCAAGATACCGCGAAAAGAAGCTGAAAGACGAACTGAAGAAAGCCCCTGGCAAGAAGGTGATGAGCTAAGTTGACCAACTTTTTGATTGAGCAGTTTCCTGATGCGATAGAGATTGACGGTGAAGTATATGCCGTCAATACTGATTTCCGCGTCGGGTTGCAGATCATGGCGGACTTTGAATCTCCTGAGTTTGACCAGGACGAGCGCGCCTACCTGATGCTCAATCGGCTCTACGTTGATCTGCCAGAAGATAAAGACCTCCAATTCTATCAGAAGGCAATGGAAAAGGCAGTCAAGTTTCTGAACGCTGGCGAAGAAACAACCCAGGACACCGAAGGGAAGCCTCGGCTCTACTCATTCGGCAAAGACGCACGGCTGATCTACTCAGCTTTCTCACAGACACACGGGGTTGATCTGCAAACGGCTGACATGCACTGGTGGCGGTTCATCGCCCTCTTCATGGACTTGGGCGCAGATACGGCATTCAATTCTATGGTCAACCTACGGAGGCGTTATCACGAAGGCAAACTCAACGACGAAGAAAGGAAGCTGGTTGCACAGATGGGCGACGACTTCCTGCTTGAGCAGCAAGAAGGATACGACGAGCTTGATCCTGAAGAGATCAAATTTGTCAGCCTATTACCAGAAGAGGATCAGCGGCGTTTTTGGGAAGGGAGAAAGCGTAACTAACTATGGCGTATGATGGCTCAATCCGCATAAATACTCGAATCGACGGCAAGGGTTTCAATACTGGTGTCAAGTCGATGATGGCAAGCCTGGGCAGCCTTGCGGCAGCTATAGGTGTTGTTTTCAGCGTTCAGCAAATGGTTCAGTTCGGCAAGACGGGTGTAAAAACCGCAATGGAAATGGAAGCTGGCTGGCAAGGCTTGAGATACATGGCTAACGCTTACGGTAAAGACCTGGGTCACATCAAGGAGTTTCTGAACGAGTTTACCGAAGACGGCTTAGTGCCAATGATGAATGCCCAGCAAGCATACAAGAACATGCTTGCCCGTGGCTATAGTACTGATCAACTTGAGAAGATGCTGCTGATTATGAAGGATAGTTCTGTCTATTTGCGCAAAGGGCAACTGGATATCGGTGACGCTATCGAGAAAACCACGATGGGCTTGCGGACTGAGCGATCTATCCTTACGGACTCGGCTGGTATCGAAAAGAACATGTATAAGATGTGGCAAGCCTACGCAAAAGAAATGGGGACAACCATTTCTGCATTGACACATGAGCAAAAACTCATCGCAGAGTTCCAGGGCTTTATGAAGGAAGGCGCGATTTACGCTGGG